ACATAATCTTTCAACATTTTAAATAATGAATTATCAAAAAACTGAATTAAGCGAATGAAGCTGTTATAATCAGTTGCTCCAATTGATCCACTAGCTGAAGAACCAGTGTATGGTACTATGGAAGCTGTTAGTGGAGAATAATAAGTATCTTTTTCAGTAACAAGTGTTGGATAAGAACTATTGTATTGATTTCTAGGATCACCAATAAAATCATCTAAACTCCATGTTGCTGATACAGCTGCTATAGAAGCAGAAGCAAATATATCAATTTTTTCTTGAGGTGAAAATGATATATCTACATAATGTAAATCGTTTGTTCTAAATTGAGTAGATGAGGTTGGTTGTTGTTGTAGACTAATAAAAGGAGATAATACACTTCCTGTTACTATACTACTAGATACAATTCTAATTTTATCGTTATTAAATTCATCTAATAATCCAGATTTAATATCACCACCATATTCTTTTACTTGTAATATGCTACCTGTAATACCAAAAGTAGATACTAATGTTTGTAAACCATAAGCTGTACCTTTTGTTTTTAACAATAAAGGTAAGTTATGATAAATTCTTTTATATGACTCAGCAAGTAAATCTTTACGTGGTATTGCATTTAAATAAGAACCAGTTGAGGTAAAGTTATTATCCCAATTAGAACTACCACTAGCACCAACTAAGAAATTAGTATTGTCTGAATTGCCGTATTGGTTGTATAATTTTACACCTAATGATTGTAACACATAATATACTAAATCCTTAGAAACGCCTTGTTCTAGGTTGTTATTTGCTAGATTAATATCAGTTACTGCTTGTAAGAAAATCCAAATGTTGTCAAAATAATGACCAACCATATTAAGGAAGGTAAGATATTGATCATTATTACTATCATCTTTAATAAAGGAAGGGACAGTAAAAACTAGATTATTTTGATTATTATCATCATAGTATTCAGCACTACCAGTAAGTGCATTATACCAAGTTTGAGCAGATGATGTTGTAGCTAAAATATATGGAATTGAGGTAGATGTTTTAGGCCACGCATATGAACTTGATTCAAAGTATAAGTAATATTCATACCCATCAAATCCAGATATAATGTTATTAATACTAGATGTTGCTAAATTTGATTCGACAACCATATTAGGGAATACAGATGAAGATAAAGAGTATTTAGCTATATCATTTTTATAATCTTCAATTTGTTTTACCTTATTATAGAATTTATTAACTCTTTGTTCTGCTGAACTAAAAAATACAAAATTTGTAAAGTTAGTATAATCTACATTTATATCAATACTTTGAGAAGTAATTAAACTTAATAATTGTTGATATGAAGATGTAGATACGTTTTGTACACTATTAACTAACCCTGTATATGTTTGATATGATGTAGCAACGTTATTTTGATTTGGTACTTCAATATCAAAATTAGGACCTCTTAATTTAGGACCAGGAGCTTGTGTTATTAATTTGTCTAGATTAATATCAAAAGTATATGGGTTAGATTTTTCTTGAACTACCCACAATGTGTCTTTTTCCTGAATATTTTCTGGTAGTGGTTGGTATAGCTTGAATAATATTTCATATCCACTTTCAACTTTATTTAAAGCAACGTTTACAACTACTACTTGAGTATTATTACCAAAATTTAAAAGATAATCTACAAAATAAGAAGAATTAGTATATTCATTTATAAGTTCTAAAGATCCACTTTCAATTTGTTCATTGGTTAAAATAGTAGATCCTACTCTTAATTCAGTTCTATCTGCTGATATTTCTTTTAGGAATAATTCGGCATTAGAATTTGAGATTTTGTTAGTAAATAAGTTGTATTGAACTTTGAATTCGCCTGATGTATATCCTAGATTTTGTAGATCTTTAACAGGGTCAATTTCAATAATAGGTAATCCTTTATTAGTAGGATTAACATATGATGTATTTGGTGATTTAAAATCTTTATAAGCATAGTTTGTTCTTAAAATATTCCCACCAGCATCATAAACAAAATATTCAATATAATCATCAATTAAACCAAAATCTTCTTGAATTGTTTGAGGATCAAGTAAATTAACATCAGCAGTCTCATAACGAGATACTTGTTGTTCGTTTACTATATTACCTACTATTTTAATATTATCTGCCATTATTTTTTAGTCAAGTCGTTTATTGTTTGTTGTGATTCTAGTACTTGTTGTCTTAATGATGTAATTTCATTTAATAATGCTTGTATATCATCTTGACTAATACTAACACCTAAATAGTCAGCTTCACGTTGTAAAATATATCTATGAGAATTTGTATCTCCTTCTTTAGGAATTTGATAGAATAAATCTTCATATAATTGAAAGAAGTCGTCAACAGTAAAAGTATCAGTTTCTTCTACAGTTTGATTTAATAATTGACTAAATTGTGTATCAATTACTCTACCATAAGCATCCTTATTAAATACAGTTTTCTGTACTGGTATTTGAGACATTATCTTACAACTTTAAAAATGTAATCCTTATCAGATACTATTACTTCCTTAGTTGGGAGGATAGTTTTGATAAGTAATTTATAGTAACGTTCTGGTTCTAGGCCATTCATGTATACATCAAAGTAATTACTAGCACTATCACAACTAATTTTAGTATATGATGTGTCGTAATCTACGACCATTTCTTCAGTATCCAAATCTTTTATTGCCCAATATGAAGAAGTAGGTAAAGCATATGTGTTACCATAGCTTAATATAGTTCTAAATGCTGTTGGTGCATATAAACCTCTAACAGCAACTCTGAAGCGTTGAATTGAGTCTTGTTGATATTCTTCTTTATTATTGTTAATAACAGCAGCAAAATAACTAGATGTAACTACTGTTAATGAACCTATATTATATGAAGAATCATCCCATCTAATTTCCAAACATGGAGGATAAATAGTATGAGTATTTGATGAGAAATATTTTGTTTCGAATTTAGAAGCAGTAGTAAATTCTAATGAGCTACTATGCTTTAATATAAAACCATAATTAGATATTGTAGTATTATACCAAGCACTAACTGTATTAGTTACTTTCATTTCAATATCTTTAGTTGAAATGTTAGTAAAAGATTGAGATGAAGCATAATTAACATTAGTTAACCATACACCACCACCAGCATTAGATCCAGTATATGATCCAGTTACACCTCCTGGAAAGCTACCATTAGTCCATACAGTACTTCCTGATTGGTCTGTATATTTCCAACTAGCACCGTCTGTTGTAATAGGTACATTTCCTAATCTTCCAGTCCCTTGATTCCAACTAGTGGCTACAGGGTGGGAAAATACAGTATATTTTAATGGAATTTCAGAAGCGTTAGCTAAATATCCTTTAAGATAAGCATCATAACTGCTTGTTGTAACTTTATTAAGAATTACATCGTTTATTTGATCTGTTGGAAATTGAATTAACACACGTGATACTTCACTGTTACCATCAATAGATTCAAATGTACTTATTTCTAATATCTCATCGATACCCGTGTTTAATGTTGGGTAGTAAGAATATATAGTAGCACTTTTTTCAGGAAAAATTTTATATACCGCCATAATTAGTAATTACTACATATAAATATGGCAGTATATAATTTTGTTATGCTAACAATGCGTGGTATTCTTTAAAATGCTTAATTCTATCAGCTAAACCAATTGTACCACCATTAACACGTTTAGTAATCTTGGTAACTACAGCATCAGTAGCGCCTTCATCAGCCATTTTATGTAAACCATTTTTGCTAAAGAACCATGCTGCTGATAATAGAGCATATTTACCTGCTACTACTGTTGGGTCTTTTGTCAAATCTTCATTGATAGATTTACCAAAGGCTGTATAGTTATCTTTACCAGTTAATTGGATATAACCACGACCACAGAATTTAGCACCGTCACCTGATGATTCAGGGCCATTACCCATTCTATTACCATAAACTTTATTGGCAATTTTTTCTGGTTGTCTAGCGTAAGAGGCAGCGGCTGCTTCTGTTGGAAAATATTTTTTAAATGTATTTGCTAAACCTTTAGCAGAATAGTTTAAGTTTTCTTTAGTTAAACGGAAACCACCAGATTCATGACCACATTGAGCTAAAAAGTGTGCTAAACGTAGTGGAGTGTTTATTTGAAACTTCTCCATTACTCCTGGGATTTGGGCTATAACGGCTTCAGGAATGTGTCCTTTTAATTTGTCTAAATTCATACTTTATTATTTTTAATTTTTAACTTACTACTACTCTACCTTGTATATCTACATCAGGAAATCTAATTTCAAATATAGCTGGATCTAATGAAGGATAAATATTTCCATTTTTAGTTGCTCCAGCAATATCATATCCATATTGAGAATAATCTCCTCCTTGTTTATTTATTATTTCTAATTTAACTACCGATTGCACTCCTCTAATTTGTAATAATTTAGATTGCATATCAGATAGAGTAATTGGTTGATTAATTTGCCATTTGTCTATATTAAAATAGTCTTTTAATACAACTATACAATTAGTTATTACATCTTTATTTGAATATCCACTTACTACAGTAATATCGAAATTAAGTCCAATATTGATATAATAAGCATCCTTAATATTAATAGCATCTGTAACCATTCTATATTGGTTAAGATAAGTTACTAAATTTTGTTTTAGGGTTGGGGATGCTGTAGTTAATTGTTTATTACTATTATACGATAAAATATATAAATCTAAAGCTAATGGATTAGATGGATTGGTATGAGCTACTGTTTCTTGAAAATTTGTATTTAAATCTTGAGAAATATAAGCTTTAGCTACAGTACCATAATCAGAAGGCATTGATAATGCTCTTACAATATAATCATCTTTAGTTACAGCTCTTAATTGAGTTGAATATGAATATAAAGCGTTTTGTCTAATTTCATCACTTGTATCTCCGTTTCTACCACCTGAAGATGGGTTAGGGTTAGCTGATACTATGCTTTGTAATATTGTATTGTTTAAAGCACCACCACCTCCAGGGAATGTTACTCCTGTTGTATTAATAATAGTTAAATCATTAGCAGGTACATTTGATGTAATACCACCTCCTACTAAATATTTTACAGTTAAATCACCATTAGGTACTAAACCATACTCTTGGGTGAAGAAAGTACCGGCTTCATTATAATTATTAGTTAGTAATGAAATACCAGGCACAACACCAGCTTGAATATTATCTGGGGTTGGGATGATTTGGGTATCTGTTTTATTTGAGGATAAACCAGCTCCAAATTCCATCTGTAGTGTATTATTAGATAAAATTCTAGAAACGAAACGTCTAGGAGTATTTTGTAATTGTAATAAATAAGGAACTTGATCTGTACTATATGAAGGATTAGCTATTTGTTTAAAAACAGAGGATTGAGCTAAATAAGGAACTTCATACCATTGATTCCCACCACTACCAGTAACATTTAATATTTGTAATATATTATCGTCAGTAATAGTAGCAGTAGCAAATTTTTGATTTGCACCTCCGTTAATTACAGTTTCTTTTATTTCTGCTGATATGGCAGGAACTGATTTTTTAAATAGGTAATAGTTAGAATCTACAAAAGTAATTTCTGTACTACCCGTATCAGTAAAATCTAGTGGTTGAGTTGTTAAAAAATTAATACCAGTTGATGTTGAAGTAATAGTTGTATTTGCTGGTATTAATGTTCCATAAGTAGCATAGTCTGGTGTTGTGATACCTCCATTAGTAATAGAAGGAACTAATTGGTATACATCAACAATAGCATTAGAAGCATAAGATGCTTTAGGACGATAACCCATTATATATGCTTGTGCATATAAATTTTCTTTTTCTTTAGCGTATAATAAAAAATTCTCTTGTACTTGAGTATCTAAATAAAATGACATAACGTCACCAACATAAGATGCCATTTCGATAAACATATTACCTGGTGTAGCTTCTGAGAAGTCATTATATGTTGATGGAAAATAAGTTTTGGCATACTGTTGTAATTCAGTTTTAAAAGCACCAAAATCTTTATTTAAATACGATATGTTTTTATCTTCGTTAGTCATTATTAATTAAATTGTACTGTTACTTGGTCTGGGGTATTTGATATATTAAGATAATAACTAATTGTTAAGTTTAATGTATTATTATCTTGTTCAGGTGATACTTCAATGTTAGTTACAGTTATTTCAGGAACAAAAGTAGATATACTATTTCCTAAACTAGCAGCAACTACTTCCATATTTTCTTCTGTAATACCTTCAAATATAAATCTTCTTAAATCACACCCAAAATTAGGATTCATTACTCTTTCACCAACCTCCGTTAATA